ATGTCTATAAACAACCTATGGTTATTGGTAACGAAGATATCCAATGGGCTACTGTCCCTAACTCTATGGCGGCTAATGAATCTACTCCAGGTGGCATGCCTGCACGTCGCGTAAGTATTGGTAATAGAGTTGAAAGAGTTAAATCAGAAGGTGTTGTTACTCGCGGAAATGGCGCAGCTACTAAAGGTACTAAAGCTAGAGGTCCGATGGCGTAATGAATTACGAACAGTTATATAACAATATTCAAGCTTATGCTGAAAACACAGAGTCACTATTTGTTGCCTCTATTCCTGTTTTTATTCAGGAAGCTGAAGACCGCATATATAACTCTGTTCAAATTCCAGCATTACGTAAGAACGTAACAGGTACACTAACAGCGACTAATCAATATGTATCTTTACCAAGTGATTGGTTATCGAACTATTCTATTGCTGTGATTGATGCTTCAGGTAACTATAACTACCTACTAAACAAAGATGTAAACTATATGCGCGAAGCATATCCAAACCCTACATCTACAGGCTTGCCTAAGTACTATGCGCTTTTTGGGTCTCAGTACACTGACATCAATGAGATGTCTTTAATCTTAGGGCCAACACCTGACGCTAGTTATAGCGTAGAGATGCATTATTACTACTACCCACCTACCATTGTGCAAGGTCAGATTACTACGCTTAATACCGCTTCATTTAGTGGTGGCTCGCTATATACCAATGGCGTATACCAAAATATTCCATTGACAGGTGGTTCAGGTTCAGGCGCTTCTGCTGACATCGTGATTGTTGGCGGTGCAGTTACTTCAGTAACCTTGAAGTTTGGCGGTAATTTTTATGTAGTTGGTGATGTGTTATCCGCATCTACTACGACTATTGGTAATTCAGGTTCAGGTTTTTCTATTGCTGTAACGGCTATATCTAACACCAAAGGTACCTCATGGTTAGGTGATAACTATGACCCAGTATTGTTCTATGGCGCTATGCGCGAAGCTATGCTCTTTATGAAGGGTGAGCAAGATTTAGTTAGCTATTATGAACAAAAATATACTGAAGCTTTAGCTCAACTTAAACGTCTTGGTGATGGTCTTGAACGCAATGATGCTTACCGCAAGGGGCAGACTAGCTTGGAGTATAAAGGTCTATAATGGCAATTGTTCAAACACAATGTACTATTTTTAAAGATAACCTATTAAAAGGGTTAGAGAATTTTTCGACTAGCACATCATATGTGTATAAGATTGCTTTATATAATGCTAATGCTAATTTAGGTGCCGACACACTTGTATATACCACAACTAATGAAGTTACAGGTACAGGATATACGGCAGGGGGTAAAACACTTGCCCCAACAGTACCGACATCAGGTGGTACAACAGCATATGTATCATTTAGCAACGTGACTTGGAATCCAGCTAGTTTCACTACTAGGGGTGCTTTAATATATAATAGCACTACTGGAGCCGCGGTTGCGGTACTAAATTTTGGTTCAGATAAAACGGCAACAAATACATTTACGGTAACGTTTCCTGTCAACGATGCAAGCAACGCTATCATTCGAATAGCATAAGGAGTTTTAACATGATGAAAGAAAAACAAGGTTTTGGCGATAATGCTGTAGCTACTATGGCTAGCAACGTTGCTGATAACGAAACAGTAGGCATTGAAGGCGTTTACCACGTTGAATGCCGTGATAAAGATGGCAACTTAAAATGGGAAGATTCATTCCCTAATCTAGTTAACGCTGTTGGTAAACAACTATTGCTTGATACGCTATTACGCACATCAGGCACTTATACAACTACAGGCCCATTCTTAGGTTTGATTTCAGGTGCAAGCCCAACATTCGCAGCATCTGACACAATGACATCCCACTCAGGTTGGACAGAGTTTACAGCGTATACAGTTGGTGGTTCAGCAGTTCGTGGCACAGCAGTATTTGCGGCTTCTACCTCAACAGGTACAACACCTACGAACGTAACAACATCAGCAGCTACAGCGATTACTTACACTATTACAGGTTCAGGTGGTACAGTTGGTGGTTGTTTCTTAGTAACAGGTTCAGGTGCTTCAAGCACTCAATCAAATACAAGCGGTACTTTATACAGTGCAGGTGCATTTGCTACAGCTAAAATTACAACATCAGGTGACACTGTGTCTGTGACTTATTCGACCACTGCAACAAGCTAAGGAGTCCTAAATGGCTCTAGCGTTATACGACCGTGTTGCGCAGACGGGTACGGCTAATACCACAGTTAGCTTTACCCTAAGCGGGTCTGTTCAAGGCTTCCAAGCATTTACCATTGTTGGTAATGGCAATACAACATTTTATGGTGCAACCGACACTACCGGCGGCTGGGAAGTGGGGATAGGCACGTATTCAACAACAGGCCCTACCTTAACTCGCACAACCATTTTAGCTTCAAGTAACTCAGGAAGTGCGGTTACATTCTCAGGTACAGTGACAGTCTTTGTTACATACCCATCAGAGAAGTCTGTTAATCTAGATGGTTCAGGTAACGTATCAGCACTAGGAACAATCGCATCAGGTGTATGGCAAGGTACGACAGTTGGTGTCGCATACGGTGGTACAGGCGTAACAAGTTCTTCAGGCGCTAACTCTGTAGTCTTACGTGATTCCAATTCAAACATCACTGCAAATAACATATTGCTTGGATTTACAAGTACCGTAACGGCAGCTGGGACAACAACGCTAACAAGCGCTTCTACTCAGTACCAACGCTTTACAGGTACAACAACTCAGACCATTAAACTTCCTGATGCAACGACACTGCAAAAGGGCTTTATCTTTATCGTTAATAACGGTTCAACAGGTAATCTTACAGTTGTTGATAATGCATCTACTACTTTGGATTTGGTGATTGGTGGTGCGATTGATTACTGGACACTTTTAGATAATAGCACAAGTGCTGGTACGTGGATTGCATATAGTTTAATCCCTGCTTCATACGACTTTAATAATACATCCGCATCATTTGGCAATGCATCAATAATTAATGCGGTATGGAACGGTACTACAATTGCTTCAGGTTATGGTGGTACAGGCTTAACAACTTTTGCTGCAGCTAATAATGCCCTTTACTCAACATCATCTTCAACGTTAACTGCAGGTACATTACCAGTTGCAGCAGGCGGTACAGGGCTAACAAGTTTAACTGCAAATTACATTCCTTACGGCAATGGTACAGGTGCTTTAAACTCAAGCGCAAATTTTACTTATAATGGCACGATATTAAACTTAACAGGTACTGCAGCTAGATTCCAAGGCGATTTTAGTAATGCAACAGTTAATAGCAGAACAGCATTTCAAACTAGCACTACAAACTCTGCAACAGGCATTTATGCAGTTCCTAATGGCACAGGCACAGCAGCTTCATGGCAAGCTAGTAACGCAGCAGACCCAACAAATGCAAGCAAGATTTTAATTGCGACTAACGGTTCTACTGACGTTCAGTTAGTATCAGGCATCAATGGCACAGGTACATACTTGCCAATGGGCTTTTGGAATAACGGTGCAGAAAAAGCTAGATTATCTGTATCAGGTGGTTTTTCTGTAGGCACAACATCAGATGCTGGCTCAACTAATATATTAGCTGCTGGTACAGTAACAGGCGCAGAAGTTATTGCTTCAAACGGGATTATAGTAAACAACCAAACAATTTCAGCTTCGTACAGTATTCCTAGTGGTTATAGTGCTTCTTCAGCAGGGCCAGTAACGGTAGCTTCAGGTCAATCAGTAACAGTGCCGTCAGGCTCACGATGGGTGGTAATCTAATATGGCATCAACAATTAACGCATCTACAAGTCCAGCAGGGATAGTCTCATCAGCAGACGCAAGCGGAGTACTACAACTTCAAACAGGCGGTACAGCTGCTGTCACAGTAGATGCTAGTCAGAACGTAGGGATTGGTACTGCTAGTCCTGCTGTTCCATTAGATGTAATATCTTCATCAAGCAATGGATATGGAATTTCTTTGCGTGGTAGAAGTTCTGATAATGCGTCTACATTTAATATTTATAACAATGCTGGAACTACTCGTTATGGATTTATATATGGTGATTCAGGTGGTACGCAATTAGGTTCAGTAGGCGCTTTGCCAGCAATGTTTTATACCAATGGTTCAGAACGTATGCGTATTGACTCCTCTGGTAACGTAGGGATTGGTACAAGTAGTCCTGCTGCGCCATTAGATGTACAAGCATCAAGTGGTGTAAGTATGTTTAGATTAACTGCTACTTCAGGCACTGGTGCTGTATATAGTCGTTATAGCAATACAGGCGGATACTTGTATTTAGGTCGTGATAATAGTTCAGGTACTGATTTTGGCTCTGCATACGCAGCAGGTATTTGGTCAACTGGCGCATACCCAATGTTGTTTGGTACCAATGGCACTGAAAAAATGCGTATTACTTCTAGTGGGCAAGTAATTATTGGCGCTACATCTTCTGGTAACAAATTTTCAGTATTTGGCAATAGTTCTACAGAAACTCCTGTATTTATTTCTGATGCAGCTACGGCTACTGGCGCACAGTTTTTACAATATTTTTTAAGAAATGGTGTAAATGTTGGTTCAATACAGACTAGTAGCACAACAACTTTATATGTTGCCGCATCAGATTATCGTTTAAAAGATAATGTAGTTCCTATGGTTGGAGCATTAGAAAAAATTTCTCAACTTAATCCTGTTACATGGAGTTGGAAATCGGACGGTTCTGATGGTCAAGGTTTTATTGCTCACGAATTGCAAGAAGTTGTGCCAGATTGTGTAACAGGTGAGAAAGATGCTGTAGATACAGATGGTAATCCTCAATATCAAGGCATTGACACTTCATTCCTAGTAGCCACACTTACAGCAGCCATCCAAGAACTCAAAGCTATCGTAGACACACAAGCAGAACAAATCAAAGCATTGGAGGCTAAATAATGAGTTCAATCGTAGTAGCAGGCGATACCAGCGGGTCAGTCACACTTCAAGCTCCTTCCGTTGCAGGGTCTACTACACTCACATTGCCAGCAACATCTGGCACGGTACAAGTAAGCGGTTCAGCTGGTTCATTTACCTCCATCACAACAACGGCAGACTCAACCATTCATGGAGTAACTGCAGGTGAAGGCGGGGGTTCTGTAGCTTCTAATACAGCCTTTGGAGCTTCTGCTTTAGTATCTAACACAACAGGTGCAGCTAACACGGGTATTGGTCAAAATGCACTCTATTACAACACAGTTGGCGTATGGAACACTTCAGTTGGCACCAATACATTATATTCAAATACCACAGGCTCCTATAACACAGCAGTAGGACAAGGTGCTTTAACATACAATACAATAGGCACAGATAACACTGCTATTGGAGCTAATGCTTTAAATGCCGTTGTAGGCGGTACAGATAACACAGCCGTTGGTATTGGGTCATTACAAAAAAATACAGCAAGTTCAAATAGTGCAGTTGGGTCTTATGCACTATATAACAATACTTCTGGCTCACCTAATGACGCTTTTGGTTACCAAGCCTTATTTAGTAATACTACAGGTAATCATAACGTGGCTGTAGGTTATCAAGCTGGATATTCAAATACTACTCAATCAGATAATACGTTTTTAGGATATTTAGCTGGATATAGTGCAACAACAGGTACAGGTCGTTCTGTAGCAATTGGTTCAGCAGCATTAGCACAATTAACAACAGGTGTAGATAATACTTGTGTAGGATTTAATTCTGGTGCATCACTTACAACAGGTACAGTCAATACATTTATTGGCGGTGGGCAATATGGAACTTTAATTTCTTCTGGTGGTAGCTGCGTATCAGGTTCTGCTAACGTAGGTGTGGGTACTGGCGCATTAGCAAAAACAACAGTATCTAATAATACGGCAGTAGGGTTTGCTGCTTTGTATAACAGCTCAACAGGAACTCCTAATGATGCTTTTGGCTACCAAGCGTTGTATATCAACACTACAGGCGCTCAAAACGTAGCTTTTGGATATAATACTTTATCAAGCAACACAACAGGTTCATATAACACTGCTGTAGGTTGTCAAGCTGGTAATACAATTACTACAGGAACTGGTAATATTTGTGTTGGACAAAATGCACAAACCAGCTCTGCCACTGCCGCAAATAGAATTGTTATTGGTGCTAATGGTATTGGCCAAGGTGATAACTATGTATCTATCGGTGTAGGTGGTACTAACTACATCTACAACCAATTCAATACCAATGCTACTTGGACAAAAGCATCTGACCAACGTATTAAACAAAACATCCAAGACTTGCCTATCGGTTTAGACTTTATCAACGAATTAAAAGTTAAGTCATATAACTGGAAACCTTCTAACGAAATTCCAGAAGATATTATTGGTTACAGTGAGGAAAACACGCAAGATACCGAAGCAGTAATGTACGGCATGATTGCTCAAGATGTTAAAGCTGCAATGAATAAATTGGGCTATGAACACTTTGGCGGTTGGAACGTGCGTGAAGCTGACGGCTTACAAGGCTTGTCTAACGAGATGTTTGTATTGCCATTGATTAACGCAGTTAAAGAATTGGCTGCACAAAACGCTGATTTAATTAATCGCATTACAGCTTTAGAGGCTAAACAAAGTGCGTAAGATACTAATAGGAACACCATCTTATGATGGTCGTGTTGATGTATGGTTTGCTAATTCTTTAGTTAATACTATTAGAATGACACCAGAAGATACAGTGATTGTGCCAGTCTACATGGCCTATGACTCTTTAGTGCAACGTGCTAGAAACGACTTGGTAAAGCTTGCCATTGAAGAAGACTTTGATGATTTAATCTTCATTGACTCGGACGTTGAGTGGAACCCAGAGTGGATTATCACATTGCTTAATTACGATGAGGATGTTGTTGGTGGCACTTATCCTAAAAAGTCAGATAATTTACAGTTTCCTGTAAAAGCATTGCCTGACGGGTTGGTTGCCAATGACAATGGTTTAATTGAAGTTGAAGGTATGCCAACAGGCTTTTTAAGATTATCTCGTGCAGCTTTGCAAAAGGTGTGGGACGTATCAGATGAGTATCAAAACGAAGGCAAAACTTGTCGCATGGTGTTTGACATTAAAGTGATGGATGGTCAGCTCGTATCAGAGGATGTAGTGTTCTGCCGTAAATGGCGAGATTTAGGCGGCAAGGTTTACCTAGACCCTGCTATGACTTGTAATCACGTTGGCATTAAAAAGTACATGGGCAACTTTCAAGAATTTATTGGAGCAATAAAATGAGCGTAATTATTAACGGCACAACAGGGATTACAACGCCATCGGATACAACACCGATTGTAAACAGCTCAACTACGCTATCTTTGCAAACAGGCGGTACAGCTGCTGTCACAGTAGATGCTAGTCAGAACGTAGGGATTGGTACAAGTAGTCCTTCTACTTATGGAAAATTTGCTGTATTTGGTGCTAATCAAACAAATATTATTACAGCTTCTTACGCTGATACATCATTTCAAACTTATATTGATGCTGCTATTGGTGAGGTGCGTTTAAAAGCAGCAGATATTAGCGGAGCAAATAATTCTAAATTTATGTCGTTTTATACGCACCCATCAGGCTCATCTGCTGTAGAACGTATGCGTATTGATTCTAATGGAAATGTGTTGGTTGGTCTTTCAGGTTTACCAAGCACTTATGGTAAATTGACAATCGGTGCAGGTGCATTAGGTGGTACAACAGGTAATACACTTGATTATGCAACATACTACAGTACTACTTCAAATGCTAACTATTTAAGATTTTATGAGTTCCGTAATGCAACTGGTACTGATTGGACAACAGCAACAACTCGTATTGCACAAATCACAGATTCAACATTGCAAAGTTATATTGACTTTAACCCTGTAGGTGGCAACTACGCAATGGCTTTTGGTACAGGTTCAGGTGCATCAGAACGTATGCGTATTGATTCTAGTGGTAATGTGTTGATTGGTACTACAAGCACTATAGGTGTTAATAACGAACTTTTGCATGTTAAAAATGTAAATGGTGGTAATAGAGCTATTGCAGTAGGAAATTCAGGAGGAAGTTCTGCTACTGGATGTATTACCTTTTTTAACAGTAATGGGGCGGTTGGGTCAATTATAACTACTGGTTCAAGCACAAATTACAACACTTCATCAGATTATCGTTTAAAAGAAAATATTGCACCTATGGTTGGTGCTTTGGATACAGTAGCTGCACTTAAACCTGTAACTTATAAATGGAAACAAGATGGTTCTAATGGTCAAGGCTTTATTGCTCACGAATTAGCAGAAGTAGTACCTGATTGCGTAACAGGTGAAAAAGATGCTGTAGAAACTTACACAGATGAAGATGGCATTGAGCAAACAAGACCAGTATATCAAGGCATTGACACTTCATTCCTAGTAGCTACATTAACAGCAGCTATCCAAGAACTTTCAGCCAAAGTAGCAGCTTTAGAAGCGCAATTACAGGCTGAATAATGTTTGGTATATCTGCTTTTGCTCAAACTTCATTCGCATCTCTTGCTGGAAATGCGTTCTTTGCTACGGTTAGCGAAAACATTGGGCTGGCAGATAGCAACTCGCAGACATGGACATTTGGGCAGACCATCACTGAAAACTTCGGGATAACTGATAATAACTCTGAAGCAGGGATTTTAATTTTAAGTCTTAATGAGAACTTTGGTGCAGGTGACTCAAGTACCCAAGCCTCTACATTCTTGCAATCAATCACCGAGCCATTAACTTCAGGCGATACAGAGACAATCAGTGCAGGTTTTGCAACAAGCGCGACAGAAAACATTAATATCTTAGATACACCATCCGTATACTTTGCGGCGCTGCAGACCCGTGTAGAACCTATATCAGCTGCTGATATAATTGCAATTGCTGCCCAGTTTGCTGCAAGCATTGCAGAACCAATAACCCTAGCAGATACGCCAACAGTTAAAGCAGGGTTCAGTACATCAATAACAGAACCAATTTCAGTACAAGATGCGATTATTGGCATTGCCAACTTTACGGTAAGTAGAACAGAGCCAATCACAATGGCAGATGCAGCTACGATTATTAACGTGTTTCTTGCAACGATTGTAGAGAACATTGCAGTAGCAGATAAAAATACAGTTGTTTCAACGTTCTTAGAAAGCTTGATTGAGAACATTAACCTTGCAGACTCGGCAAGCGTTACAGCAGCATTCCAAACCTCAATCATAGAAACGTTTGCTTTACTTGATACACAGTTCCCACGTGGCTGGTTCAGGATTGATGACACCCAAATAACTACTTGGGCAAAAGTTAATGACACCGCAGCTACAAGCTGGGATAATATAAATAACACCCAATCGTCCACATGGACGAAAATAGATGATTCACAAGGATAAATTATGGCTTCGACCTATTCAACCAGTTTACAACTACAACTAATCAGTAACGGCGAACAGTCAGGTGTTTGGGGTACAACCACTAATACTAACTGGAACCTTATCGAGCAGGCAGTGGCTGGCGTTCAAGCAATCACCATGTCAAATGCTAACTACACCTTATCGGTGCTTAACGGCGTATCGGATGAGTCACGTAACATGGTGCTTGTTGTTGGCGGTTCAAACTCAGCAATTCGTCAAATCATTGCCCCACTAGTTCCTAAAGTATATATGGTCAGCAACAACACTTCAGGCGGATATGCAATTACTGTGGGCGGTGCAACAGGTACTTTAGTAACTGTACCTAATGGCACATCTGTGCTTGTATACTGCGATGGTACTAACTTCTATTCAGGTGTATCAGGTGTTGCAGGTAACTTTACTATTCCAGGTAACAATACAGTAGCAGGTAATGAATCAATTGGTGGTAATCTATCTGTTACAGGCACAACAACTTTAACAGGTACCGCAACAGCCCCAACACCAACAACTAGTGACAACACTACTAAAATAGCAACGACAGCTTTTGTAACTACTGCCGTGACAAATGCAACGGGTTCGTTGGGGACAATGTCAACTCAGAATGCTAATAACGTTAATATTACAGGCGGTAGTATTACAGGTACAAGTTTTACTGGGAATATTACAGGTAATGCTAGCGGTTCATCTGGTTCATGCACAGGAAATGCAGCCACAGTAACTAATGGTGTATATACAACAAACTTTACAGGGTCTAATCAATCATTAGCAAGTAGTGGATTTCAAAAGTTTCCAGGCGGTTTAACTATTGCGTGGGGTTCAATCACTACAAGTAACCCAGGTGGTGGTAATAATAACTTCTATGTCATTAGTGGTTCTGCATCGCTACCTGTTACATTCACTAATGTATATCAAGCAAC